CTACGACATCAATGGTATCGTGAGTGATTTCGGTGACTTCATTGTCACGCGTGCCCGATGCGCTCCGAAGCTCGTCCGTGGGAACCGTTTCACAACGGTGCCTAAGACGGCTAAGACGCACCGCGGCATCTGTATCGAACCGCACACGAACTCGATCTATCAACTCGCAGTCGGGTCAATCTTGACCGACAAGCTGGCCGCTTTTGGACTTCCGAAGAGCTTGCTCCAGGACGTTCATAAAAGGCTTGCGCGCGTGTATTCCGAAACTGGGACGCACGCTACGATCGATTTATCCATGGCGTCAGACACGATCGCCTATAAGTTTGTTGAGTATATGTTACCTCGTGGTTGGTTTAACTTACTAGCTGAGCTTCGCTCGCCTGAGACACTGATCAAAAATCAGTGGATCGAGCTTGAAAAGTTCAGTTCCATGGGGAACGGTTATACCTTCGAACTCGAAATGCTGATTTTCTATGCCCTGGCTCGCGCCACGGCGGACGAACTCGGGGAGAATTCCGAGGTTTCAGCATACGGTGATGATATCATTATTCCGGCCGGTTGCATTTCAGTCTTCTACGAAGTGCTTCACCTCTGTGGTTTTATCGTGAACCCCGACAAGAGTTTTTGTAACGTCGGCTTTAACGAGAGTTGCGGTGGCGACTTCTTCAGAGGGGCCGATGTTCGGCCCTATTTCCTGAAGGAATCTCCAAAAGATGCAGCTCAATGGATCACGGTGGTTAATGGGATTCGCCGAATGGCTGTTAAACACAGCTGTAATGGCGAGCTTGATCCTCGTTTTGTGCGTGCTTGGTTACGGGCTATCGCTCATATACCAAAACCACTTCGTTTCCGCGGGCCAGAAGCCCAAGGTGACTGGTGGATCCACACAAACGAGTCCCATCGCTGGAACGTGTCAACTCGAGGACAGGTTAAGCGCTATCGAGCGCTCATGCCAGTCCCGAGGAAACGTGTCATGGAGCGTTACTGTTCCGTGACAAGTTACGTCGCGATGTTGTACGGTACTGAGTCCGACGGATACTCCCTGCGAGGGGACCCTGCCAGATTTCGTGCCGCTTGGATCGAAGGCGCTGATGGTGTCTCGCGACATTCATCAGTTCCGCTGTCCGACTTCTCTTTCCCTTGGGAGCCACAAGGCCCGCGTGAGCGGTGCCATGGCGCTAAGGGCAGAGGGAGTCGGGTGACGGTCGCCTAAGATCG